GGCGCTCAACGCTCAGATCGACACTTTGATGGGACAGCTGAAATGAGCTTCGTCACGCTTGCGATCGTCAACTCCGCGCTCACCAGCGTCGAGGCCGCTATCCGAGAGGGCAAGGAGATCGACGCCGGGGTGCTCGGGTCGTTCAACGCCGGAATCTCGCACCTGCTGCTGTCGGGCCGCGAGCCGAGCAATGTCGAGGTCGCTGCGCTTCAGGGCCTGGCGGCGGCGATCGTGCCGGTTCCAGCGCAGGAAGAACAGCCTTCAGGCGCCGGGGAAAGTGTTTCCGTTCCCTCGGTTGCCGCCGCCCCGGTGTCTGAAGATCAGGGCTCAGGGGAAGAAGGCGAGGAAGCGCCTGGGGAGCCTGAGACGGCGGGTGGCGTTGGCGCGCCGCAGGTTTCGGTCATTGTACCTGACGCGGAGGCCGCCGCCTCTGCACCCGCCGATGGCGCGAAGGAATCGCTCACCGAGGTCCACAGCGACCCGATCACTCCCGCCGAGGAACTGTTTCAGCCGCAGTCGCATGACGAAGACGACGGTGCGTGATGGCGGAGGTCATGCGTCACCGCTCTTCGTACATTGCGGAGACGACCTACGACCAACCCAACGAGACACTCGATGTCACGTTCACGGATGGTAGCCAGTGGCGCTACTCCGGGGTGCCCAGGGGTATCTACACGCAATTTATCACGTCACCTTCGCGCGGGTCCGCCTTCTACCGGCTAATCCGCGACAGCTTCGATGGCGAGGAGATGTGATTAGGCCCGAGCCCTGCTTCAACTGCGGCGCTCGCGGACCGTGCCGTCATCGCGAGGTCGAGGACGTGGCGCTGCAACCGTTCGTGGTGCGCGAGGACGGCCGGCGAACCCACGCGCACTCGCTGTGGGGATCGAAGGGAAACCCGGCAGGAAAGTCGCGCCAGCGCATCATCGAAGCGATGAAGGCGCAGCTGCGATGAAGCAGGAAGACGCCGACCGCATCGCCGCAGCGATCCTCGGGACTATCGGGGTGCGCGGGTTCGCCCTGGTGGTCGGCATGGGCGACCAGACGATCGTGCTGCTCGACAATGTGTGCGCCGACGCGGCCGGCGACATCCTCGTCAAGGCGTCGCGGGACATCGCGGAAGGGGCGCAGCGGCCCGCGCTGTTCAACTAGCCGTGGATGACGCTCACGCCGAGCTGTTCGACCGGCTCTACCGCGACCGCGTGCTGGCGCACCGCGTGCTGTTTCCCCACCGCCACGGCAACGCGACCGAAGACTTCCACCGCCAGATGATCCTCGACTGGCACGACCAGAACACTTCGCGCTCGATCGACATGGTGTTCCGCGGCGGAGCCAAGTCGACCATCGCCGAGGAGGCCGTCACCATCCGGGCGGGCTTCCGCGAGTTCAAGAACGCGCTGCTGATCGGCGAGACCTCCGACCGCGCCTGTGAACGATTGCACGCTATCAAGCGCGAGATCGAGAGCAACGAGCAACTTACGACGCTGTTCGGGGATCTTCGCGGGCCGACCTGGGCGGAGACTGAAATCGTTCTGTCGAACGGCATCAGGATCATGGCGCTCGGCCGCGGGCAGGCGCTTCGCGGGATCAAGTTCGAAGACATCCGCCCCGACGCTGTGTTCTGCGACGACATCGAAACGATGGACAGCGTGGCCGACAAGGACCGGCGCGAGCGCACCCGGCGCTGGTTCTTCGCCGATTTGCTGCCGGCGTGCGACCCTTCGGCGTTCGTGCGCGTCGCCGCCACCCCGCTAGACAATGACGCACTGGCAGTCCGGCTGCTCGATGCGCGCGGCTGGAAGAGCAAGATATTCCCGATCGAATATCTCGACGACAACGGCGAGCGCAAGGCGACCTGGCCCGATCGCTTCCCGCTAGAAAAGGTCGACGAGCTGCGCGACACGTTCATCAAGCAGGGGCTATATTCCGACTTCGAGCGCGAGTACCTCTGCGTCACCCAAAGCTCGAAGTCGAAGACCTTCAAGCCCGAGGAGATTCGGGTCGAGCCGCGGGTGCGGACCTGGCAGGCGACCTACGCCATGTTCGACCCGGCGCGGACCACCAACAAGCAGTCGGCGCTCACCGGCTACGCCTGCTGGAGTTGGATCAAGGACAAGCTCATCGTGTGGGACGCCTGGGGGCGTCAGCTGCTCCCCAACGAGATTGTCGACGCGGTGTTCGACTGCGCGACCTCGACCGAATTGCCGCCCGTATGGATCGGGGTCGAGGAGGACGGCCTCAACGAGTTCCTCCTTCAGCCGATCCGCACCGAGCAGGTGAAGCGCGGCATGTCGATCCCGTTCAGGGCGCTTCGCGCGCCCAAGGGCAAGCTCGACTTCATCGGCGCCTTGCAGCCCTATTTTCGCGCCCGTCAGGTGCAGTTCGCCAAGGAATTGCCCGACCTCAGGGACCAGCTGCTCGGCTTCCCCACGGGGCGCATAGACACCCCCAACGCCCTTGCCTACGCGCTGAAGCTGAAACCCGGCGCACCGATCCACGACAACTTCACCGACCGCCATGTGTTCGAAGGACTGCGCCGGGTCGTCGGGGCCAAGCCGTGGCTGGCGATCGGGGCGACGCAGGGCGGCGTCGGGGCGGCAATCGTCCAGTATGGCGACGGCGTGCTTTACGTCATCGCTGACTGGTTCCGCGAAGGCCGCCCGCTCGAAGTCATTCCTGGCATCGTGCGCGAGGCGCAGCTTGAAGTCAGCCAGCGAATGGTGGCGGTGTTTCCGCCGCAGCACTTCGACAAGTACAACAACCAGGGGATCGTCCAGGCCGCGCGGCTGGTGCCGATGGACGTGCAGTGCGGCGGCGACCAGCAGGCGGGGTCCGCGGGACTGGCGGACATGCTCAGCCGCGACGCCAAGGGCTTCCCCGCGGTGCGGGTCTCCAGCAACGCCACATGGACGCTCAACGGCCTTGCAGGCGGCTACTGCCGCTATCTGACGCGGGTAGGAGTGCTTGAAGCGAAGCCCGAGCCGGGGCCGTACCAGGCCGTGCTCGAAGCGATCGAGTGCTTCGTCGGGCTCACCGTCACCGGCTTCACGCAGGAGCGTGAGGGCGTCGGCTACGACTACACCAACACGGGGCGCCGCTTCTTGTCGGCGAGGAGGTAAGATGGCACTGGAACGCGACGCCGAGCTTTCGAAGCGAGCTAAGGTTCAGGAGGAGGCGAAGAAGATCGCCGATGCCGTTCTCAAGGCTTTCGAACAGGGCCAAAGTGACCGCGGCGAGGCAATCCTCGACCATTGGGACGCTTACAACTGCACGCTCAGCGACCGACAGTTCTACCACGGCACGAGCACCATCTGTACGCCGTTCGTGCAGGACGCGGTGCAGGCCCGGCGCACCCGCTTTTCCAACCAGCTGTTCCCCGAGAACCAGAAGCACATCGAGTCCATAGGACCCGAGGGCACGCCCTACGCGCTCGTCAGCCTTCTCGAGCACTACATCCGGCAGCTGAAGCTCAAGACCAACATCGTCGACCCGCTGCTCGTCAACGGCGATCTCGAAGGCCAGTACAACCTCTACGTCGGGTGGGAAGAGACGACCCGCCACGTCACCCGCAAGGTCAAGAAGCCGGTCGAGATGGACGACGGCGAAGAAGTGCCCGAAGACGTTGCCGAGCCGGTCGAGGACATGGAGGACGAGGAGGAGGTCGTCGATAGCGGGCCTCGCCTAGAAGTGCTGTCTGATGCCGATGTGGTCGTTGTTCCGGCTACCGCGCAGAGCATCGAGCAGGCGATCGAAAGCGGGGGCGCTGTCGGCATCCTTCGGCGCTGGACAAAGGGCGAGATCAAGCGCCGCATCGCCAAGAAGGAGTTCGACAAGAAGACGGGAGAGGCAGTGCTGGATGCGATGAGCTCGCAGCCGCAGAAACCGAACCAAGCGGACATCCCGAAGGCCCAGGGATCGGCGGCCGGGATCAAGGTCGAGCGCGGCGGCAAGCTCGCGATCGTCTATGAGATTTGGGCCAAGCTGACGATCGACGGCGAGCGCCGGCTGTGCCGCATCCTGTGGATAGGCGAGAACATCTTCCTGTCGATCAAGCGCAACCCGTACTGGTGCGACCGCGTGCCGGTGCTGTCGTGCCCGGTCGAGCGGACGAGCGGCGTCGTCAAGGGCAAGGCTCCGGTGGCGTCGGTGCTCGACTTCCACATCCTCGCCAACGACACGGTGAACGAGGCGGCCGACAGCGGCCACTTCTCGCTGCTCCCGATCATTATGACCGACCCGGTGAAGAACCCGAAGCTCGGGAGCCTGGTGCTCGCGCCCGCCGCCATTTGGGAGACCTCGCCGAACGACACGCAGTTCGCCAAGTTTCCCGACATGTGGAAGGATGGCGTCGAGCGGGTGATGGAGATTCGCGCTCAGATATTCCAGACCCTGAGCGTCAACCCGGCGATGATCCCCGGCACTACCGGCAAGAACCGGAAGATGAACCAGGCCGAGATTGCGCAGGAGCAGCAGGTCGACATCATCACTACTGCCGACGCGGTGACGGTGCTCGAAGAGGGCATCCTCTCGCCGCTGCTGACGCTCATCCTTGAGTTCGACCACCAGTTTCGCGACCAGGCCATCACCATCCGCCAGTTCGGGCCGGTCGGGCAGAAGATGGCGATGGAAGACCTCGAGCCGATCCAGGTCGACCGCAAGGTGGAATTCCGCTGGTTCGGGGTCGAGGCGGCGAAGACGGCGGCAAAGCTCCAGCAGCAGATCGCCGGGGTGAACGTGTTGGGTAAAATCCCGCCGCAGTCGTACCCCGGCTACAAGCTCAACCTCGCTCCGGTCATCAGCCAGATGGTCGAGAACCTCTTCGGGCCGGTGCTCGCCCCGCAGATCTTCAGCGAGGAGGATGTCATCTCGATCGACCCGCAGGTTGAGAACGACATGATGCTGCACGGCTTCGACACGCCGATTCACCCGAGCGACGATGACGCGCAGCATCTTCAGGTGCACCAGCAGGCGATGCAGTCGGGCGATCCGCACGGAACGATCCGCAAGCACATGGTGAAGCACCAGAGCGCCCTGTCGGCGAAGGCGATGCAGAAGATGCGCGCTTCGATGCCGCAGGCACAGGGCGGGGGCGGCGGTGGGCCGACGCCGGGCGGACAGCCGAGACCGCCGCAATCGCAGCCCGGCGCTCCCGGCCAGATTCACCCCGACCAGATGGCCCGCGCCGGCTCTGTAGAGATGCCGCGGAAGGAATGAGCGTGCTGGTCTGGACGATGGCCGCTTGGTGGGATGAGTGGGTGCTCGATGTCGCGTGAATTTACCGCGCTTGACACTATGCTCTAGCGTGACTTATTCTCGCGCTACACCTCGACTGGTGGCCGTACCTCACCAACCCCGTCTTGCCGACGCTATCGGCTAGGAAGTACCGAACACATGGACCCGGAAGACGGCGACGACTTCGACGACATCCAGGACTTCGACGACACCGACGATCCGCAGGATAGCCCTGACGATCCGCAGGACGATGAAGACCCTCAGGACCCGCAAGCGGGCGATGATCCAGATGCCGACGACGAGCCGCCAGCGAAAAGGCCCTCGCGAGCCCAGGCTCGGATCGAGGCGCTGGACCGGGAAGTTCGGGAAGCCCGCGAAAGGGCCGAGGCCGCCGAGCGGCGCGCCAACGAGCTCCTCGCAGGACAATCCCGAACCAGCCATGCGGACGCG